CTATTATAGTACCAGCATTAAATTCTAATAATGAAACCTTTTGTTCGGAAGTAATGTCTACCGAACAATACATTGATATAAAAAGCAGGATAAGTCCTTCGATATGGATAGCTGAATATATGCAAGAGCCAGTGGATCAAAAAGGTCGACTATTTAACTCGTTAAAGATTATGGACAAAGATGAATTCAAATTCATTGAGAAAAACTTTGATGGAACTATTGCTTACATTGATGTTAGCGACCAAGGTAAAGATTATACCGCTATGGCGATATGTGGCATGATAGGTCAAGATATTTATGTTATTGATTACGTTTTTAGTCGTGAGAATACTGACGTAACAATACCATTGTGTGCTGAAAAATTAAATAAGTGGAAAGTAGGATTTTGTAGAGTTGAATCCAATGCTATGGGAGCAATGTTTAGTCGTAGCCTTCAGCACTTAACGACGACTAAAATATTACAAGTCCACAATACTGTTGCTAAAATCACACGTATTATTATGCAATCCGCAACTATTAATAACTTTACATTCTTAAACAACGAAAGTTTAGATTGTAAACAATTCATGGATAATTTAATTTTCTTCAGCAAAGAGGGTGGAAATAAGAATGACGATGCACCAGATTGTTTAGCAGGATTGAGTATGTTTATGAAAGCAATGTTTACAAATCTTAATATATGAAAATAATTATAGCATCAATCTTTTTTTTATTTGCTTGTTCAAAAAATAACACAATGAGGTGTGATGCCTACAATGGAAGCAACTCGTCAATCAAATACAAAAAATGGTATCACTCTTACAAACGAAATAATTATTTTAGAAAATAAAAATAATTAAATATTAATCAAAGCACGTTTCTCTTCGTCCGATAAGATAATACCACTAAGTATGATTTTATTCAAGGCATCCGCACGAACATTTAAAGATTGACTACTTTCCAGAACATCTGATTGTAATACTTTAAGATGGTCGAACGTACAAACTAATCTCAGTCCTTCTTTGTCAAGTCCAAGTTGTTCTGTAAGGTTGTCATAAATTTTATCGGCTTCTGGTATGATAGTGGTTGTATATGCCATTCTAATACCATCACGAACGTTAGTAAAAGTAGAACCATTCTCGTTACTAAAGATGTAGTAATTCAGTCCAAACGCATCGATAACTGCTAACTTGTCGGCAGTCAATTCCTCAAATAACATTAAGTCCTTAGTTGGATAAGACATTGGGTGCCATTCAAGTTCTGTTTCTGTTATTAAAACTTCGTCCTTAGAACGATTATACCAGTCACGTTGTATTTTCTTTTTTTCTTCTGGAGTAACTGGTAATGCACCACCGATATCAGACTTCTTTGCTGATAGGATACCTATTGCACCCATGTTTTCAAGCAGGACATTACGTTTGTTATATTGAGCACGAATATTAGATAATGGAAACTTTAACGAATCAATTATTGATACTGGATTTAATAAATTCATGCCATCTGTTGTTTGAAGCATAATAACTTCATCGAACTTTAACTTTTGAGGAGCTTCATCTGAATAATTGTAAATATACGAATCAATTAAACCACCAGTATCCATTTGTTTCAATGTACGTCCACTTGTATTTATTTGCATCTTGTGTGAAGCCAATGGAAGCAAAAGATTAACTATACCAAAAGAACGTTTAGGCGCATATAAAAATGAAGTTGAGTATAAAGCATCGTTAACCGCCATTGAGTAGATTACCTCGTCCCAGCATTGAGTTGGATTCGGGTTTTTAATTAACTCCAGTATCCAATGTTCCGTAACCTCTTCGCCTTTGTCGTTTAAAAGTTTAGGAATACCAGAACTAATCATTTTCGCTTTTTTATTTACTACGGTCCTTAGTTCTGGAATCTCAATATAATGTTGAAAAGCCTTTGAAGTATCAATCCAAACCGCTTTCTTTTTTCCAAAATATTCGTTGATATACCTATTGCCCGAAGAGGTGTTTGGAGCAAATTGGTCAATGTATCTTTTTGATGTATTTTCATAACGACCAAAAAAAGCGTCCCAAAAGTTTAGATTCATAAGAAAAAAATTTATATTTGTAAAACAAATTTAAAAAAATTATGGATAACATACGCAATTCGTCATATAAAATAAAAAATCAAAGTTTGCCTATCAAAGATATTAACTTGGAAACGAGAGAAGTAGCGATGTATTTGAGCCACTTTGGTAATATAGATTCAGACAAAGATATGTTGTTGAAAGGTTGTTTTAAGAAATCTTTAATCGAAAAGGGTGTTGATTCAACTGGAAACAGAAAAATTGCTTTCCTAAGATACCACAATTGGGAAATGTCAATTGGTAAATTTACAACGTTAGAAGAGGACGATTTTGGATTGTTTGCAGTTGCTCAGTTAGGTAACTCAACACTTGGTAATGATGCTTTTTTAGATTACCAAGATGGTATTATACGTGAACATTCGATTGGTTTTAAATACATAGCAGACAAAACAAAGTACGTTGAAGATTCAACAGTTGATGGTGGTGGATACTTTCAGATTGCTGAGATTGCACTTTGGGAAGGCTCTGCAGTACTTTGGGGAGCGAACGAATTAACTCCAACTATTCAAGTCAGTAAAGGAGAAAATAAAAACGATATAGTTAACGAAATAACTAATGAAATGAATGTTGTAATGAAATCTATTCTAAATGGAAAGGGAACTGATGAAAGATTATATTCTCTTGAAATGAAGCATAAATTTCTTACTGCTCAGTTGCAAGAATTGGCTTTAATAAATTTAGCAGGAAAAAAAGATAATGAATTAATAATTCCGCAACCAATTGAAATAATTACTCCAGAAATAAAATCATTTAATTGGAATGAAGTACTAATAAAAATAAACTAAAATAAGATGGCAACAAAAAAAGTAGTGAACGAAAATGTAGTAGATATAATTGAACAAAATAAATCTAAAACACCAACTCCGGCTCAAGTGTTTCAAAAAATTAAACGTGAGCAACTTAAACAAAAAGAAATTCGTGCAAAGTATATGAGTGTAGAAGTTAAAGCACTTAATTTAAAAGATATGTATTTATTTGAATTTAATAAAAATGTTAAGAAACCAGCACTACGAAATAAAAAAATGAAAATTAGTGGAGAATTGGCAATGTATTTTATAAGACGAGATTATGGGATTCTATGTTAATCGTGAGGACTTTGTTGGTAAGTTTGAACTCGCTCAAGGAATGTATGACCTTGCTAATATTGATAGTTATATACAAAAATATGAATTAAGGTATCTTGTTGAGTTGTTAGGTGTTGATTTGTTTAATGCTTATTACTTAGATGCAAATGCACAACTTGACCATATTCCTTTGGATCCTTTATTTTTGTTTATATACGAACCGTTTACATGGCAAAACGGAATGCAATATTGGACAATTCTATACTCTTATGGAATGAAAGAAATGCTTTTAGGATTCATTTATTTTGAATATACAAAAGACCAGATAACTGCAAACACGTTAGCAGGAACTGTAACACAAAAGAGTGAAAATTCAGCAGGAGCTATGTTGACTTTGTATGGTAGGTACAATGACGCAGTTAACACGTTCCAAGCAATACAAGATTATATACTTTACAATAGTAGCTTGTACCCTACGTTTAGAGGACAAGCTAAACAATATGCTTATTGGTTATGATAGAATTTAGTGTAATATTTCGTGAGTTAGTAGATGAAATTTCAAATGAAATAACTGTTGAAAGTCAAGATAATATGAACTATTATACTTGTAATACTAAGTGGGCGAGAAAGGGAAAAACAGTAACTGGATTTGATATTGATGGTTTTCCTCAGTCATCAATTATTACAAATGTAATTGATAATGAATTAATCACTTTAAAAACTGGTTTAATAGTAGATACTTTGATTTTAAATTCTCCTTTCGATATTACTGGAACAAAGATAGCGACCAATTTAGAATGGGGAAAGGCAACTAATATTGCAAGTGATAAGCTACCGATGGTATGGCTTTTAGATTCATTTACTGAACGAGAAGAAGGTCGAGAATCAGCACTTGAGAGAAGTGGAGAATATAAAATATTTTTCTTGGACGAAACTGATATAAAAAACTTCTATACTGCCGACCACAAAAGAGAAGTTGTCCAACCAATGTTGCAATTGCAGGACGAATTTTTAAAAGTAATAGCAAAAAAAAGAAATTTTAAAACTATTGATAACGTTGATATAAAATATTTTAGTAGATTTGGCACCGAAACAGCGCAAGGTTTTGAAAAAAATATCTTAGATGCCAACTTGTCTGGACTTATGATATCAATAAATTTAAAAAAATTCAAAGAAAATTGCAAATGTTAACTTATTTAATGGAGCCGTTTTACACTCCAGACTTTAAGCCTAACGCAAATTAAATAAATGTAATAATAATAATTTAACAAAAAAACAAACATTATGGAAAATTTAACTCCCGAACAAGTGGTTGAAAAAATTAACACAATCATTACGGAAAAAACAATTAACTCAGTTGATAAAACTGAATTAGAAGCACTTAAAAGTGAATTGACTACATTAGTAGGTAAAAATGACAATAACGATTTAAAAGTAGCGATAGCAAAATTAGAAGGTACTGTTGAAGGAATGAAAGAAGCAAAAATAGTGGAATCAACTGCATTCAGAAATATCGGCGAAAGTATCTCAAGCACGTATGAAAAAAACCTTGATAAAATCAAAGAATTATCTCAAAAAGGGGGTGTTATTTCTTTGGATATCAAAGCAGTTCCTACAATGACAATTGATGGAAGCTACTCAGGTGGTGTTATTGCTTTAACAGAATTGGAACAAGGTGTTACTCGTATTCAAAGAAGAGCGCCATTCCTACGTCAACTTATTAATGCTGGTGTTACCTTATCAAAGTATATTACTTACATCGAACAATCAAATCCGGATGGTGGAGCTGAAATGACTGCTGAGGGTGCTTTAAAATCACAATCGTCTTTTGACCTTGTTGAACGTCAAGCAGTAACGCAAAAAATAACTGCGTTTATTAAAGTGTCCAAAGAAATGATTTCAGATTTACCATTTATGCAAAGAGAAATCAATACTGAATTAATGGAATTGGT